TGAGGATTTTGTAATAAATAAGTTTAATGATTTTATTGTTCCTATAAGTAAATTAGGAGCAATAGCACCTTTACATAGAGATAGTCCTCAGACTAATGAAAAATTAGATTATGCAGTAGAGGTTGCTACTCAGCCAGACACAGTTGCACCTTCTGGAAACATACCTTTATTTAGTAGGCAATCTAAGACACCTTCAATAAAAGACCTTCCTGGAGTAATTCAGGAATTTGGTAGAAATTATGCAATAACAAATGACAAATTAGGAGATGCTTTAGAGGCTTTAGAAATGAGTAGACGAGGAGGAACAAGAGAAAATCCTGGTCGATTAGATACTTCTATTGTAGAAATATTTGAAGATAACCCTAGTCTTTTGAAAGCTAGTAAAAACTTTCTTAGAAAGTTTACTAATAAAAAAGGTAATTTAATTCTATACAGAGCTTTAAATATAACTCCTTCTATGCGTATAAGAAATTTAGGACAGTTGCCTCAAGATAGTTATGCAAGCACAACTATAGACCATAGAGCAGCTATTGATATAGCACGAAGCGTAGCAGCACAAACAGGTCGTAATATATTAAATATAAGAACAGGAGAAGTAACAAAAGGAATTGAGGCACAACCAGAGATACTAAGATTTGAAGTGCCTATGGATAGAGTAAAAGCTTATGTACCTTCTTTAATAGTTGCTGGTAGAAACGAATTAATAAACATCAAAGAACAAGAGTTAATTGATGCAGGAATACAAAGTGAAATGGATGAAGACTTTGATTATGATGAATATGATGACTTAACTAGAGAACAATATATAGATGAGTTTGAGGGTGATTTAAATTTTTATTTAGATGAAGCTGAGGTTTTAGCTGACTTGCGAGGAATAAAACCTACCTATCAATACACACCTGGTAGTGGTTTAACAGGTAGAGAACCATCTATAACTAGAGATATACCTTTATTTTCTAGACAAAGAAGACGTACAAGTGAAGCAAATACATCAGAAGATATAGCATTAGATAATGCTATGGAGTCTGTTGAAGAATTAGTTAAGAAAACTCCAAGAGGTGAAGTGCCAATATATAATCTTGATGCTTCAGATGTTGCATTAAAAGCTGCTTATGATTATATAAATGACCCCTCAGCTCCTACTATAGATGAGCTACCTAATTACTCTAGGACTACAAGAGTATTGCCTGAAGATTTACAAGATGTTTCAGCTAGAGGTGGATATGTACCTGCTAGAGGTAATTGGTATGACAGACTGATTGATTCTGCCTCTGACCCTGTAACTAATATTAGAAAGTTTTTTAAAGACACTAGGCAAAACTATATTGATAGCTTAGATAAACAAGAGAAAAAACTTATACAAGGTAGTGAAGAGTTTGAAGAAGTAAGACTGTTAAATAATATAGCTGATACTTCTGCTATAGCTGCACTAAGAATGGCTGACAAAGCAAGAGGTATATTTCAAGGATTACTTACAAAAGGTTTTGCTACTGATGTAATAGATGGTGAACCTGCTCTTACTAATGTACAGGATTTAGAAATAGACACAGTATATAACCCATACATTGATGGTAATACAGGTACTGGTGGTTTATTACAAATTACTGCACCTTTATTTTCTGACCCATTAGTAGATTTAGAAGGAATATTTGGAACGTATGCAAAATTAAAAAGAGTTCAAGAATTTAAAAAACAAAATAGACAAGTTGAATCTCCTTTTACACAACAAGATTTAGAATTTATAAAAAATATAGAAGCTAATTATAAGGTTGTTGTAGAGGTATATAACAACTATCAAAAATGGAATAATAAATTAGTAGACTTTGCACAAGCTAAAGGCTTATTAAATGAAGAACAAGCACAACAATGGAGAGAAGAATCAACTTATTATCCTTTTTATAGAGATATGGTTGAAGAAGAAGGAATAGCTGCACCAAGAATAGGTGGAGGTTCTTTGCCCAATAACCCATTAAATTTAAAACTTAAAGGTAAAGATGCACCTATTGATGTTCCCCCACTAGAGGCTATAGCAAGAAACTCTTTATCTATTCTTACTGCTGCAATGAAAAATGATGGAGCAGTTAAATTAATACAAAGTTTAGAAATAATGGGTGAGGCTGAGTTTATAACTAAACAAGAGTTAAAAGATAAACAAGGTGCTAATACTATATTTGTTTTTGAAAATGGATTTAAAAAACACTACAACTTATTAGACCCTGATATATACCATAGTATAAGAGCATTAGGTGGAGCAGAAGTTGGATTCTTAACTAAGCTACTAGCTATGCCAGCTTCAATACTTAGAGATACAGTAACTCGTGACCCTGGATTTATAGCTGTTAACTTACTTAGAGATACATTGTCGGCTACTGTAACATCAGGTGTTAACTTATCAGCTCCTGGTACAGGTGGTGACGGATTTGTTCCTATGATAGACACCATTAAAAATATGTTTGGTGACATTTCTGATTTAGAAAGATTTGGTGTTGTTGGTGGATATGATTTTGCTAATGACGAAGGTAGTGTTGTTGACCTTATGGAACGACAAAGAAGACAGCAAGGACTAACGGCTGACAATGGTATGTCTGCACAAAATGCTTTCTATAAATTATGGGATGGTCTTGGTGGACTAACAACAAAATCTGACGGAGCTACTCGTAAAGCGGTGTTTGATGCAGTTTACAAACGCATGAAAAACACCATTGATGAAAGAACAGGTGAAGTTTACACAGATGCAGCAGCACAATCAGAAGCAGCTTATCAAGCCTTAGAAGTTATTAACTTTGGTCGTAGAGGACTATCTCCATTGTTTAGACTTGTTACGTCTGCAATACCTTTTTTAAACGCTAGAATACAAGGTCTTGATGTTATATACAGGTCATTCGCTGGAAAATATTCAGCTCAAGATAAACTTCAACAAGGAGAAACTTTAGACGAATTAAAGAATAGAATATTTAAAAGAGCCTTGCTGAGAGGTGGCACTATCATGGCAGCGACAGTAATTTACTATATATTGGTTAGTGACACAGATGAATACAAAGAAGCTAAAAGAGAATTAAGAGATGATAATTGGTTGATACCAACTCCATTTGACTACACATTAAAAATACCAATACCTTTTGAAATAGGTATGATTTTTAAAGCTATACCTGAGAGGTTCTTAGACCTCGTATTAGGAGAAAAAGTATTAGGTATTAAGGAATCAGTAGAGAAAGACCCTCTAGAGTCTATAAGAAGACAATTGGGAACTTCTGCTTCTATACCCGTATTATCAGGAGATATAAGCGTACAGGCAATAAAACCTATATTTGAAGCGATTTACAATAGAAGCGCATTTACAGGCACAGAAATTGTTCCTTACTACAAATTAAAGCTAGCACCAGGCTATCAAGCCTCACCTCAAACTAATGAACTAGCTAGAATTATAGGTGAAGCTATCAACGTATCGCCTACCAAGATTGAGTATGTCTTGAATGGATATACAGGAACTCTTGGAGGTTATATGTTAGATGTCATAGACTCGCTCACAAGAACTGCTACAGGCTCTCCTTACATTCCAAATAATATTTTCAGCAATCCTACCAACTTTGCACAATACCCATTAATTAAAAGACTAGTCGTAGATAATAAAAAAATGGGAGGACTACAACAACAATTCTATGAACTTAGAGGTGAAGTAGACTCAGCAGTACAAACTCTAAACAGTCTAAGAAAGCAGGGAAGGTTTGACGAACTAAAAGCATATAAGTCTGATGTAAAAGGTTTGATAAATGTAAAAGGCAGAGTAAGAGCGTTAGAGAGATATCTCGCTAATTGGAGGAAAAGAAGAGATAGATTAATGAATAGAACTGATATATCGGTGCTAATGAAAGCTGAACTACTTCAAGACCTAGAAACAGAGAGAGATAGGAGACTAGCGTTTATACCTGAATTAAGAAAGAAAGCTAACGTGCCTCTCCTCCAGGGAGGACTCTAACTCTTTAATTAGTTTCTCTTCCTTCAAGGGTTTAAGCTTGAAGAAGTCTTTGTGTTGTGGGTTATAGGCTATGAATGTGCGAGCATAGAAGCATATGTAGTCGTTACTTATCTTGAACTCACCTCCATTAGTTTCTATCTCTCTATTCCACCTTATGCGATTAATAATCGCCCAATGAGAGTAATGCTTCCTGCCTGTAGCAATAGCTTCTAAAGTATATTCTTCAAACTTTTTATAGACCTGTGGGTTAGCTTTGTGCCAATCCCAAAAGTCTTTCTTTCTCTTTTGTAAATCTTCTTTTAACTGCTCAACTAGCATCATCTTTTAATACCTCTTTCTTTTAACCAATTAAATATTTTTCGGAGTCCACCATTCACCATGAACTTTTAATAAAGCATCTTTCGGTCTATTTAAGCTAGGAAATATCTCTAAAACACACCTAGGATTATCTTTATCCACCCCTCCATACACATAAGTTATAGATTTAATTTGTTTAGAACTATCATCCTCCAAGATTCCAACTCTCACCAAAGCATCACAAGTAAACTTGTCTATAATAGAACAAGGATTACTCACATCTACTCTTCGATTACTCTTGGCATAATAAACGTATTCCAAATCCACAGGATTATCAAAACGAGGTATGTCATTCCATTTCTCTATCTCTTCAACTAAATTATCCGAGTAAGTTTTTTTAGCTGAAGATAAAACCCTGTAATGTGCGTTTCTATAGTTGTTTAAATTAAGAATAAATTTTTTGTTCTTAGTGTAAAAAACTTCTAACGGCAGGGTCAAAGTTACCATCTCAAAAAAATATTCCTAGTCGCCAGAAAATACTTCAAGTATCTTGCACTAGTTTTCATTGATTAATTCCTCAACCTGAGATAACAATTCCTCTTCTGTTCCATATCGTTTCTCAAACTCTTTCTTCCAAGGATGCCTACTCACCCATAAGCCATTCATTGTTCCTTCTCTGTGATGCTGAAAGCACAAAGGCAAAACCAGGAAATGAGCGTTGTCCTTAGTTTTGCCCTGTGTATGGTGAATTTCGCTAGGCACAAACAGATTGCCTTGGTTTCTACAGACAATGCAACCTAGTTGACTTACCTTGTCCATATGTCGTTTCTCCTCAGCAGTAGGGTTTCTTCCTTTCATATTTGTCTCTGTGGTCTACAAACCTAAAGTCTTTACTCTTAGGATAGAAAACTAAATGCACAACACCCAATCTCTTTTGGTCAGGTCTTAGATTTCCACCACCTACTGATACATATTTGTCTTTTCTTCTGCTATCTTTTTTTGCAGTCTTTACATCTATCAAAGTCATATTGCCCTCTGAATCCATAGCTATAAGGTCTATCGCACCTGAACATCCTGAATTCTTAAAAACTTCGTAACCTTGCTCCCATAACCAAGTAATAGCATAATGTTCTGATATATCACCTTTTCTTTTGGTATCTTTAATTTCAAACTCATGCTCCATATCTATCTCTTTCTTTTCTAGCCGAGACTTGTTTGGTTCTCCACTCTTCAAAACCCACCTCAAATCCTTTCAGATTTACCTTGAGAGCAGACAAAGCACCTTTAGCCACTCCTACCCTCAATCTCGCTTTATACAACTCTTCAGAAGCCTCTGCGTAGGTTTCTTGTGCTGAAGTTGTTTTTATTCCCTCACCCAATGCTTGTAGCTTTAACTGTGCTTGTAATTTTTTTACTTCAGCTTCGCATTTGTAAACTTCATACTCAGTACTTTCTATTGTAGGTGCAAGACTTCTAATCTTGTGCATCCAACTTTCATGTTGCTCCATAAATTCTCTCCCGAAATTATACGCCTAGGAAAATATTTTTTTGAGCTGCTGGTTGCAGCCTGGGTTTATTTCCACAAATCACTAAGAGTTTCTTTGATTGACTTTCTTCCATATTGCTCACTAAACACTCTTCTAGCCACTATAAGGTTATGTGGCTTATCCCCATTATCCTTTCTCTCTTTTGAGTTAACAGAATACCAATGGGTAAAGTTGCTTTCGTAAGAATCTTTATCGTCATATTTAAATATTTCACTCATACTTTTCTCCCAGTTGTTTAAGCTTTTCGCTAAGTTCATACATAACCATTTTAAAACTGCTAACAGAAACTTCTGTTTCATTATCGTTAGCAGATTCAAAATGAGTAATGCAATATTCAATCCTATCGTGTATTTGCTTGAGTTCTTTTTTTATATCCTCAAACCTATCATCAATTGCGATATTCTTATCCATGATTCCGTAGTTATTTAAAAGGGGATATCATCATCTGATAATTCAGGAGTCTCTTCAACAACAGGAGGTGTAGGCTCTTGCACCTGTTGTTTTTGAGGTATATCCATTCTTGTATAGAAGTAGTCACGACCATTCTTAGAAGTGTTATTCCATAAGGCTAACCTTACTTCTACCCCTCCCTCTTTTCCTACTTCTCCGTTCTTCATCTTCTCTACCATTTGCTTTAATAGAGGTTTAGTAATTTCTACTTTACCATTAAAATCAGGTTGCTTACCTTCTTTTCTATCGTTAGTAAAAATCGCTCCACTACATTGCGGTCTTTCTTCAAATGCCATTTTATTTATCCTCCTCAGATATATCTTTTATTTCTAAATTTTCGACAAGTTGTTTTGCTAAATCATCAAGCCTTTTCTTTTGCGTAGGAAATTTCTGTTTTAGCAATGCTACTTCATCACTATGATTTTTATAGTGTTCTTTTACTGATTCTTTTGTATCACAAAAATCTGTAGCAACTTTAAGAAATCCGTCAACAAATGTTTCTGCCCAAGCTTCATCTTTATCATCCTGGATTTGCTTTACAGGTTCTTTTTTCTTAGGTTTAGGCTTTTCTTTTTCTGCCTCTGCCATATCCCAATCTTCCTCGGCTTGGTTTCCATCATCATCATCACCTGTAGGTAAACCACAAGCAGTCTGCAAACTGTATCGCTTTGCATAGGTCAACGCACTTCCATATCCTTGCGGTGTCTTTTTGTCCGCAACAACATAAACCTTACCGCCTGATACTACCGCACCATGCCCATGAAACTCAGTCTCAACACATTGTCCATTGTCGGCTAAGTAAACCTTTTGCAAAAAGAAAATACCATTATCATTCAATGGTTTCTTTACTGCTCTTATTACTTCATCTAGCGGTGCATACTCACTTTTAAAGTGTGGATTTACACCTGTTGCTAATCCATGAGTCATTTCAGATTGTGCTTTGACTAAAGCATCTATAAGTTCTTTCATTATTCACCCACCTCACTAGGGTCATAGTTTTTAGTTAATTTCCAATATGTTAATAAAGCATTAAACATATCTCTGTGTTTAGAATGAGTCACTTCATCCCATACATGACAAGCAATTAAGCTTGTGTCCTCTCTATCAATGAAGATAGAGATTCTCTCAGCAGTATCAAATCCACATCCTTGAACGTAGGCTGATAACTGCATACCATGTTCGTCATAAACCAATCTCTTTGGGTCTTTACCTCTCAAATCATCCTTGGTTTTAAAATCTATAAATACTCCTGTTTTAGAATACAGGTCAATTTTTCCCCCATAGCCTTCTTTAGCACAAAAGGAGTCCTCTGCTATCCAAGTTTCTAATGGGTAGTTTTCATCTAGCCAATCTCTAATGGCTATATATGGTTCTGATTCTTTGCCTGAAGTGAAGCCTTCTTCTATCTCGTAATGTATCTCGCTTCCTCTTTCTGCTGATTTTTGTCCTACTAGTTTGGAATGTTCTCTAGTTCTCTTAACATATTCGTCTATGGTTTCATCTGATTCTATATTAAGCACCATAGTAGATTTAATTGCTTCTTTTATCATCCATTCTGTAAGTGCAGGTTTAGCTGATACACCCATTACACCTGTTACTGAGGGAACAAGTTTAAGCTTTCGTGCATCAGCAAGTGTTGTGTTTCTCTCCTTACCATTAGCACCTATGATTGTATACATAGGCTCACCTTCCTGTGTATACCAATGCCCTGATTCTGAAGTGTATCTATCTGTCATATTCTCCACACTCCTACACCTTCATCTTGGGTTAGGACACGAAATCTATAATCAGGGTTTTTATGTGTGTATCTAAGACAATAGTTCCTTATTATCTTAATCTCTTGACGTATTTTGCTTTTGGGCAGTTCAATCATTATATGGTCGCCCCTCTTCATCTGTTCTAAAGGCAAGTCATACTTCCTAGGTTTACCTCTACCTACAGGCAGGGGTACTCCTTCCTTAATCTCGAATTTCATTAATTACTCCTTTCTGTAAACACTAAATCGCTCCAACTATTTATGATGTTTTGTTTATGTTACCATGAGGTATTGCTTATGTGCAAGTAATGATTTATTATTTACGAATGGAGAATGACTTGGTAAAAATAGACACGCTGATAGTCAAACAGGCAGTAAGAGATGTAGCTAGTAAAGATACAAAAACATCTCAAAAAGCACTCTCCTACTTTATATCAAATGACTTTAAAAATCTATGCCAAAGAAATAATTTTGACGTGGATAAAATTACTTTGAGCATAAAGAATCTTAATGAATATCCCTTACTATCTAGGAAGAAACTATCTAATGACATTGCAAAAATGATAGATAGTATTTTTATTTAGTAAGTATTTATTAGATATAAATACTTATTATTTTTTTTATTTAATAAGTATTTACTATATAGATTATACATAATACTAATGGAGGAAATATGGAAGGTCAAGCACGAGCTGAAAAAGAAAGTATCAGAAATCACATCAACACTAATTCAAAGACCAATGATTATAGGCACGGACAATACAAAATAACTTGTCCTTCTTGCCAAAAGGAAAGGTCAAAAAACAGAACCGATACACCTTTATCAGTCAATATAAATTCAGAAACAATTGTCTATCATTGTCATCATTGTGGCATAAGTGGAGCAATGCCTAGAACACAAGGAGTTAATATGAAAGCAGTCAAAGTAGAGCCAAAAAAACTAAAAAAGATAGTTGTACCTCCTACAGACAAGAAGGGTAAAGCCTCAGAATGGCTTAAAACCAGGGGTATCAGCGTAGAAGTAGCAGAAATGTTAGGTTGTACTCTAACAGAAAAAAATAAAAAACCAGTCGTGGGATTTATGTTTGAGGAAGATAGCAAAACGATAGCTGTTAAGTGGAGAACTTGTAATGGTGAGAAATTGTTTTGGTGGGATAACAACGCTACTAAATTGTGGGGTAGACAAGTACACAACGACAGCCTTCCTACTATAGAATCAACTGTTGTTATAACTGAAGGTGAATTAGATGCTTTAGCTATCAAACAAAGCTTCCATGAAAAAGCTAACATAGACGTTTATTCTGTACCGAATGGCGCACCCAACAAGATAACAGAGAACAAGATAGACCCTTCAGAAGACGGAAGATTCAAGTACATATGGGAAGATAGACACATTTTTGAAGGAGTAGATAAGATAATTTTAGCTACAGACAATGATAAAAATGGAGAGATACTAGCATCAGAATTATCAAGAAGATTAAACAAGGCAAGGTGCTATATTGTAGATTACAAAGGTCACAAGGATGCTAACGAATTATTAATCAACACAGATGCAGAGACTGTTAGGAATCAGGTACTAAACGCAGAGCCTGTACCTCTACATGGGTTGAACAATATAGACTTCTATGCAGAGGAGTTTCAAAGCCTATACGACCAAGGGCATCCAAAAGGTATAACCACAGGGTTTGACTCAGTTGATAAGCTTTTCTCCCTGCAAACAGGCTATTTGACAGTTGTAACAGGCTATCCTGGTGACGGAAAGAGTATATTTTTAGACAACATAATAATGAACGCTTGTAGGAATTATGGTTGGAAAGCTACCTATTGCAGTTTTGAGAAGCCTCCTACACTTCATGCAGTACAACTCGCACAAATTTTAGTTGGCAAACCTTTCTTTGAGGGCATTAATAATAGAATGACACAGGGAGAAAAAGATTACGCACAAAAGTTTATCAACGAACATATACTATTTCAGGATTATCAAGACGGAGGTATGCCTACGATTGAGTCTATTTTAGAAAAGAATGCTCAAAGTGTAATGAGAACAGGCAGTAGAATTCTTGTCATAGACCCATTTAATTTTATACAAAGCACAGGAAACTATGCCCTTGAAACAGATATGGTTAGCGATTTACTTACTAAAATACAACTGCATTGCAAAGCTTATGACATACATTGCTTCTTTGTTTGTCACCCAACAAAACCACAAGTGCGTGACGGAAAGAAGAATGTCGTAACAGGTATTGATGTAGCTAAAAGTATGAGTTTCTTTTCTAAATGTGATACAGGATTGACAGTATACAGGGGAGAAGGTACTGTAGACATACATTGTTGGAAAGCAAGGTGGCAATGGCAATCCTCATTAGGGGTTGCTAGTTTAACTTTTAATCCTGTTAATGGGAGATATGCAGAAGCACAACAAGTCGAAGACGATTACGATTGGGATTTCTAAACAAACAATCCACGTCAATGATGTTGGCAGTCCACATCTGCATAAACATCACGAAATAGTAATCAGGCAATTCAACAGTAAAGTTGGTAGAGCAGTTGTGCTTGACCAACATCTTATAGATGTACTTTTCCACAAAGACCAACTAGATACTAGACAACACAATGTCTGCGACAAGTATCTTGGTGTTATATCAAAGTCAGGATGTTTTGCACATCCAGGTGGAGGAGCTTCAGAAAAAATATTTTTTCCTAGTAGCAGGAATTCTACTGCCATACCCAAAGCCTGTATTTTGATACCTGTTCAGAAAACAATAATTGAGATATGTGGTAATGCTAAAGAGAGGATGTTTTGGAGGTTAATGGTAGATAACCCCAATAAAATCAGTATTTTAGAGTTAGAAGTAATCAAAGACTGTGCAGATGCACTACTAAATCATTGGTATGTCAGTCCTGATAGTCCTGTTTCTTTGTTTCAGCAAGCCTTGACAAGCCACTAACAGGTACACTATCGCTCGTAACTGCACCTGAATAAATCTCTTTGCCTATTTGTTCAGGTATATCTAATTCTTCTACTGCTTCTTTAGACTCTTCTAAAAGTTGTTTAATCTGTACGTTCTTTTCGTCAGCCATACTGTGTATCATATGTATAATCTGCTTGTTTAAAGACCGACTTTCTTTTTTTGCTAATGCGTGTGCAAGGTCGTATGTTTCTTGCGAGCATCTAATGAATAGACTTTTCATCTTCATCTTCCTCTATTGGTTGTTCTTTGTAGATTATCTCAGGTGACTCTTGCACCTCAGCGATAGCTACACTTTCTCTACCCACTTGATAAAATCTATTCTCTTCTAACTGATGTATAGCCGACTCTAAAAGCCATTCGTTAGACATTATCAAAGGGTCTGTTAGTAATGAAATAGCAAAACTTAAAGCATCTACCTCAGAATCAAACACCCAAACTAAATGCACCCATTTGGCACTACTCTTAGCTGAAAATACATTCTTGGGGTCTGGAATATCAAGCTTATATGTGTGTCTTACTACTGCAAACATAACTCTATTATATGCAAACTGCTATCAAATTGAAAGCCAAGAAGCTCGTAGCCTGGAAAACTGACGGCTAGGAAAATATTTTTATCTGGGTCTCTCCACTCCAGGTGCTGAAATGTTTCATGTGAAACGTATTTTCATTTAAGAATTGTTTCTTTAATTCTTTTTTCCAAAATCTCAATATCGTAGAGTTGTCTCTTATTAGGTTTCTTGACTTCTTGCAATTTAGACAAGGCTCTTTTTCTTCTACCTAAAACCCCTCCTCTATGACTAAATTTCTTCATACTAAATACTCCAACATCTAAAAGACAAATTTTAAAATGCCCTAGCGACAAAGTAAGACGTATCATTTCATACAAAACATGGACTATCTTGTACGACTATCTCAAACGAAAAAAAAAGGAATAAATTATGGAATAAAAAAAGGGATAAGTAGTATGACTATTATATGCTTAAGGACTACCTACCCCTTTTACATCTACTAACTAGACATGGAGGTTAACTAACTTATTAAATTAGCTACTAACAATATAATACTTTTGATTGCAAAACGCAAGTATTATTCACAGCTTATTCACAACTTATCCACAGGTTTTCCAGACTGTTCTTAACTAACAAAATATTCTACTAGTCATCAAATTAGCTCATAACTATCTATATCTTGTATTGCTAATCTATAACAGACACTAGATATAGACGGCTACGAAGCTCTGGAAAACTATCTAAAAAATATTTTCCTAGGATGACATTTTGCAGGACAAAACACAGCAGTAGGTTTACTTTTTTCAGACCAAAAAAAAAGGCGAAGACTACAACTAAGTAATCTTCGCCTTTAATTAATTTTTAGTAATCTTCAAACTCTCGTTGAATTTCTATAGCTTCAGCCATATCATGTCCTAACAGTTGTCGATTCTCTCTCCATTCCTCAACCTCACGCTTCCCTCTCTCAAGTTCTGCATTACTTTGACTAATGTATCTTTCATGCTCTTGTTGTTCATAAAAGGAATCTATATCAACAATTTCATCTATACATTCAATGGATTTTATATCGACCTCTTGAAAAGCACCTTGTTTCCGAAATTCATCCCTTGCCAAAGTTTCAGCATGGTCTTTATTTCTAGCAGAAACTTCAGCTTGATACCAAGTAGATTGTAAGTTGCTACCATTAAATATCTCGCCTTCCACTAAGAAGAGTTTTTTAATTTCATTACTCATCTTCACTCTCCCATTTTTTAATTTGCTCAAGTAAAGATGTAGCACATTCACTTCTGCCCTCATGAATATCTAGAGTATCATCAGATAATTCTTCATCACCATTTAATACAGGCTCGTTATGTTCTATTTCTTCTTCAAGCCATTCAGTTATGTTGTCTAATAGACCATTAAGATAAAATACTTGATTACGCAAATCATTTATTTCACCCTCCATTAGTTTCATTTCATGTTTATTACTCATTCTTACCTCCTTTTAAATGAATAGTTTGTCCTACTTGAGACAGACTAAACGTATTATCTTCATTGAGTTTAAGTCTGTAAGTAAAACCCTCGTTTTCCTTTTCATAATAAACAAAAGTAAGATTTTCTATTGATTCCGCTATTTGCTTATACCACTCTTCATCATCAACATAATTGAGTATAGGTGATATAGGCATTGAAACAGTATCAATCTGCCTGTAAAAACCATGCTCAAGCTTGCTTGCTAATTGCTCGCCTGTTGCTTGAACATAGAGTTTATTTATTTTGTTAAATGCTTTCATACATTTCTCCATTAGTTAGTAAAACTAATTTCGGCTCTTTTGAGCCTTCATCAGGCAAGACACACATCTTGCGATTAGTTTTGTAAATTTTTCCCAGGCAAAAAACGGAAGGGGAAAATATTTTCCTAGTAGTGAAAATTTTCCCCCTCCTAGTTTTCAGTTAGGCTACAAGAGAATCCTTGCTAACGTATAAGACTTCACCGAAAGGTAAATCTTTTGAATACTCGCTTTCATCTGTTACGCACCATATAACAGGTACGTCAGGCTCAACATCAGCATCAACCCTTCCGTATCCGTCAGTAAAATAGATAAACGCTTGTACGTTTTCTACTTCATCAGACCATTCATTGAAGAGATTGAAAGGAGGATTAAATGCTGTTCCTCCCCCTCCTCTAGCTTCAAGTGTTACGTCTTCACCTTCAGCAAGTTCATACACATCCCACCATTCTCCGTTAGAATTTTTTCTAACAATAGTATCGCAGTAGCAGACCCTAATCTTTTCCAATCCACAAGACTCAGCCATTGCTATAATTTCTGTAGCAAATACGTTGAGTTCTTTTTGATTGATAGAGCATGATGTATCTATTGCTATTGCCAATTCTCCTCCATGAGGAGATTTAACTTTAGAAGGCAAATAGATATCTCTCCATATATGATTTTTGTTAGGTCGTGCATATGTGTACTCGTTGGCTATTGTGCTATGCAAAATTTCATTTAATTGTTCTTTCCAATTAATATCAAATTCCTCTAACTCTTCCATTCTACTTCTTATGGCAGAACCTGAATCGTTACCAATAGCTTTTTCTAACTTGTCAGCCTTAGCTACTGCATTTCTTATTTCTCTAGTTAAATCTTGAAGTTCTGAGTCTTGTAATGTTTTGCCACTTTCATTAGTTGGAGCAATTATTTCTCCAACAGGCAAAGGCAACTCATCCAATTCTGTAGAACCACAATCAATATCATCTGAGCCAAGACCTGTAGTCACATCATCTACTGTATCTTGTAACGCTTCATCATCATCTAACAAATCAGCGTAAACCCTTTCAGCAGACCAACCATAATATTTGGAAGCAATCAAACCACCTTCAGGCAATCTCATGCCTAAATCCCAATGAATAAAGCCATTGATTACATAATCCGTTGCGTAGTTCCAAATTACATGATTTTTATTCTGTTCCCTCATCCGTACAGGATGCTCCCAAATAACGTGGCAAGCTTCATGTACCAATACAGCTTGAAGTTCCTTTTCAGAAATGCTTTTGACAAAATCCTTATTCCAAAAGATTTTTTGTCCGTCTGTAGCTAAAGTATCTATAGAAGGATTCTCTACCAATTCTAAGTTAAGCAACATTGAAGCCATTCCAATATTGCCTTTCATAAGCTTGGCTCTAGCTTTAACAATTTTTTTCTCGGTCATTTTTTATCCTCAAAAATAGGTTCAACTTCAGTCTTTGCACATTCGTTACAAAAACCCCAAACACCACCGAAAACAATTTCGGCATTACATTTGATGCAATTATCTTGAATCATCATTACCTCCAAAAGCTTTGTTAAAAAAACTGCCTTTCAAATCATCAACAGACTTCTCTAAATCATCAACGACCCTCTTACGACTAGCTTCTCCTAATTCAGAATCATCCCTTAGAGAGTCAAAAGAATTAATAGAAGTTAGAACAGTAAGCAGACCTTGATGAGCATTAGCAATATCTTTGTCATTGTTCAGGATGTCTTCATTGATAGAGGGAAGCATATCTACAGTCTGCCTTAATTTATCAAAACTTCTTGCATGAAATTGCTCACCCTTTTTCAACTTGTCTACAATATGATTAACTTGCTCAAGTAAAGCTTCTACTGTTACCTTAAACACATTTTTTATATTGTGTTTAATTGTGTCTTCAGCTTCTGATTGAATTCGTTGTTTCATTTTTGCAGAAACATTTAAACGGATATCATCAGCATTAGTGACTTGTGGAATAGTTTTTATTTTGAAATTAAAAACAAATTTTTTCCTCAAGTCATTTACATCAGGATAGTCTTCTATGTTAAAAGCAGAACCTAATTTCCCTTGTGCTACTTCGATAAACTCGTCATAGTTCTCAAGAAAATTTTCAGCTTCCGCATAGAATTCATTTTCCATTGACTCCATTCTTTCCTGTAAATCGTCAACAACTGTGCTAGGACATAATCTCCAACCACTAGTCTTAGCCGACTCTTCATCAGCAGTATTGTCCGCCCAAGGTACAGTCAGTTTCCAATAGTGATTCGCTCTCGCTCTATTGGTTATTAGTCTGAATACCTTGTTGATATTCTCGCCAAATATATGCTTAGAAACGTGCAAAGTTTTTTCATCTGCACCTACCTTGGACTCCAATCCTTCTCTTAAACTTTTATCAACTTTAATGCCACTTGGATGCTTCATTGTTAAGCTTACAAGTACCGCACGAGAAGATAAAAGGTCATTATTATTATTCATAAAACCTCCATTTTATGTAGTTATCTGTTTCGCATGACCCATAAATGAATAGGTCGCTCATCAGTAGGGTTAATTCCCTATACAGAAAAAAAAGGGAGGGTATTTCTACCCTCCATTTATTTATAAAGGCTCAGGCTGAATTCCAAAATCAGATAACATATCTTCAATGTCATTGACAATATCAATATATTCATCTTGTTTTTCTTCTCTGATAGTTTCGTTACCATTTTCATCTTCCTCAAAAATAGGGTCTAAAGATGATTTAACTAAAACATATTCAGATAAAGTTCCATAGAGAGCAATATACTCTCCTCTAGGAATAACAATTTTCTTATCCATACCTACACCTTTAAGTCTTGATGCTTAACTTTAAACTCATTGAAAGTTGTCGTTTCTACGAGTTCATTTCTAGCATTGACTACAGAACGCACGAAAAATATTTCGTATTCAGGAGTTGGATATTGCTCTATGTATCTAAGAGCATTTTCAAAATAACTTTCAACCAAAGACTCAGAAGCTTCTTTGATTACAGTTATCAGGGCAACGACTGAAGCAAAATAAATACCATTCTGTTTTTTCTTTTCCTTTGCCTTTGGAGGAGTATCTATTTTCCCCTCACAAATTTTTTGCAAATCAGGAACGTCTTCTTTGAGTTGCAGAAAAGAAGCAAACTCAATTGAAGCAGTCTCGCCCACATTACAATCGGCAAGACTTTGAAAAGAAGATACAGGATTCGTATTTAGTATGTCTGATAGTCTAGTCCAAGACCTAGGACAAGGCTGAGGTGCAATGACCTTTGGGTCAAAAACATTCAACCAGTTAGGCTGAAAAGTTAAAAACCCTAATACGTCAGGATGCACGTCATTTTTAACTGCCCAATCAAACCAATCATTTGAGTCATGTACAAAATCAATCATAGTGACTCTCGAATATAAATGAGAGGGTATTTTGTTTGAGCCTGCTCTATCTATCGCTCTGTTAGATGCACAAGCAATAATCCAATTGCCTTTTCCATTCTCAGGAGTTGGCAGTTCATACTCGCCTATCCTTCTTTCATACAAAAGTTGTGAGAGAACAGTTTGCATGGAATGATGAGCTTGTCCGAATTCGTCTAAGAAAAGCATCCCTTCACCACTTACAGGTAAGTTAGGTAGATAGGCTCTCTTCTGTTCGCCATTCTCTATATAGGGAATGCCTGACAAATCGTGAGACTCAAATAAGCTTGCTCTAAAATCTATCCAACCAAATTCTTTGGCACTTGGATTTACTTTACGAACAATCTTTCTTTTTCCCGCCAAGATGTCTCTAACATCTTCGACTATTGCAGACTTTCCGACACCTGTTCCTCCAATTAGGAAAGGCGAGCAGTCAGCCTTAATTGTGTCTTGCATTAAATTTAATGCTTCACTAGGTTTATATTTCATATTACCTCCATGAAATAATTATAGTTAAGTTAGTAGAATTACTAACACCAATAGAACACCTTTTTACAGGCTAAAGATACCTCTATTTAATTTCTTTCGTATTGTTTCAAATACTCTTCAGTTGGTTTAAAAGGAGGGCATTTCTGCCCTCCATTTATTTATATGAGTTGGTTTAATTGTTTTTTTCCAATCTTTGCATTGCTTCGTTAAAAGCTTGTACCAAATCAATTCTTGTTTCAGAAAAAACAGTTTCTAATTTAGCATCAAATTCTGTAACTGCTTCAAGATTATTTTTATCAGTGAACCTCACAAAACCAAACTGCTCAAACAAATCTTCAAGCACGTCTGTAATAACTATAAAGCCATGAGAAGATACTGTTAATTTATCATCAACAAAACCTGTTTCTTCTTCGTAATACCTATCATACAAATTATTTGCTTCCATATTTCTAACCTCCATTAGTTAGTTTCTTGAACCCCATAATTAGGACTCTCATCAGCACGTTAATTCGTGGACTATCTAACACAACGACTATCTAAATCAATTTTAAAAATAAAAAAAAATATAAAAAAAAATACAAAAAAAAAGATACAAAAAAAAGGGCAAGACCTCCTAAGCTTGCCCTTTTTTATTATTATTATTTCACTTAGTTTTAAAGCCAATGTAGTGCTTGTCTGCTATGCAGAATATAAGCTTACGCTTACTTTTAATTTTGCCTTTTCCATTGTTGAGTTACTTTAAAAACTGAAGCAATTTTTTAAACTATAAAATAATTATAAGTACTAGGAAAATAATAAGTATATTCAAAAATGAAAATTCAACTCGATACATTTTTTTTCCTGTGATTAATATAATCCCAATCGGTATCAAAAAAACCCAAAATTTTAGATTTAAGTTCTACCAAGTCTTTTTGAAATACAAACTGTTCATCAAATCCGTAATGACTAGGATTGTCATTTATTTGATTTACAATCGGATTGTTGTCCATTTTTTTCGCTTGAAAAAACTCATTATTTAAATCAATCAATTTATCAATGATAGCTAATTCTTCTCTTGATAGTTTCATGCTTCTAACCACCCTTGCTGAATTGCTTCATATTTAGGAAGAGATAAGTTTTTACTTCCGAAGGTAATAACATTTAAATCAGTATGAAAATTAACCTGTTGCAAATCTCCTATTGGAATGTTTTTACCTTTGAACACTAAAACCTGTTCCCGGCTCTTTTGTTTGATAGAGATATCAAAACCAAGAACATGAAAGAGAGAATTTAATCTCTCTCTCGTTGTTACAGTTCCCCAACCACACATTGAGAAAGATAATATTTCTCCGTTATGGTCTTCATCCCAAAATGCGATTCTATGACCATGTAAATATAATCCTTCTCCGTCTGTGTGTGAGTTACCTAAAGTTTTGGTTCTTCTATCATTAAAAGCTTTAGCGATTGCAATAGAAATATTTCTCATTGTGCAACCTCCTCAACCTCTTCTTTTTTCTCTACAAGAAAATCAGCTTTAATAAGTTGCTCAAGAATGTCCTCTGGCATTTCTGCCAGAAGCCTTGTAACTTCATTAATCGTAAAAGAATAAAGACCATAATCTAAGTCTCTAAATCTTGCACAAACTCTGAGATGCAATAAAGACAAAGGTGATAATTTTATACTTCTATTCTTCATTGATTACTCCATTAATAATTAAGGAAAGACCAACAGCACTTCCAAAGCTAAACAAAGAAAGTGCATATAAGTTAGCAACAGCATAATCAAACTTCATAATTGAAATAAGATATAAGACTAATAAACCAAAGCCTATAAAAGCCATAGACCCAACTATTAATGAAACTTTGTTTATCAAAGCATCATAATCTTTACGTTTTATTTTACGCATATTTCGACCCTCCAGTCTGTTTCGTTTTTTAAATTGGCTAGAGGTAATAAACTCAGATTTATTTTAACAATGCAACACGCTTTATATTCGTAGGCATTGGCTACATGAATTCATCACCTCACTCATTCAGCTAACAGAAGCCACCTGTTAGGACATTGGAGGATGTCACAACTGGAATTTATCGTTTCCGCACTCTCCCTAACTTTGATTGTGTTAGTTCTCGTGGTACGCATTTTGTTTTGGAACTTTACTTCTATCTCCGAGGGTAATTCTTGAGACCCTCATTACTGGTTAAGCCCTTGCACGACCCAGTACACTATCTTGCTCTAATCTATAAAACCTCCTATCGGTTAATTGAAAATATAATAATATCATTACACATCATAACTGCAAGCATATTGTGAGCATTACATCAAAAGACTATTTGGCTCATAATGCAATCATGAATAGAAAAGATAATCCTAGTCTTCAAATAGTTGGGAAGGAAGACGAGCTGACTATTAAGCAACGGAAGTTCGTTGACGCAATCGTTAAAGGAACATATCCCACATACAAAGAAGCTTACTTTAACAGCTATGACGTTAAGCCTAACAAGAACGGAACTATTCCTAAATGGGTAGAGGTAGAAGCAAGCCGACTATTAAGCACTAACCCTAAGATTACCCAAAGCATTAGGAAAGCATTAGAGAAGAAGGAGGACCATGCAGTTGCTTCCTCCATACGAACAAGGAGTTACGTTCTTGAAAGACTATATAAAGAATCACAAGAAGCTGATAGTAGTGCAAGCAGAATACGCAGTCTGGAGTTGCTGGGTAAAAGCGTGGCATTGTTTTCGGATGTAGTAGAGACGAAGGAAGCACGAGATACGCACGAGATTGAAGCTGACATAGAAGAGAAGATTAAGACCCTGTTGGAAACTAGTTAAGGAATAAAAAGGGGTTTAGTATCATACGCACTTGCTAGCGTAATGCAATCTTTTTTTTTATTTATTTACACCTACCCCCTTTTTTTTTGAAAAGGATGAGCTGATGAGTACCCCCCACCCCCCTGTGTACAATAGCGTTACTTGACTGACTATAATACATAGTGATTTGCACAGGATATCACTCATTTTGACGTACCCCCCCCCTTAATATATTGCAGTTTGCTAGCTTTTTTAGCTCCAATATAGGTTTTTTCTAGGTATTTGCCCAGGAATCCTGCACCCCCCTATAATATTTTTTAAAAAATACTTGATTTTTCTGTGAAGGGGGTGCAATATGGTAAAATCTTGTAGTTCCTATACCCAGTAAATACTAATTTTTTAGTAAATACTTATTATACTAAGTACTTACTAAGATTTTTATTTAGGAAGTATTTATTAAATTAGTATATACTTACTATATGCAAGAAATTATTAACGAATTTTTTAATATTTGTGTTTATATTTTGCAAGTGACTGGGAATGTAACTGGAATGGGATATCAGCTAGCTAATATCGTCATATTTGTATTCCTGCAACCTGCATTAATTCTGCTTTTCTTTGTTTTATGGAGAAGGGAGCGTAATAAACATGAACAAAGCCTTACTAAGCCAAGTTAAAAACTTATCTCCTGCTAAGAAACAGGAGCTATTGTCTTTACTAGAGGAATTAGAAAAGGCTAAAACAAGAGATAGATGCCACGAAGAGTTTATGTCTTTTGTGGGCGAGATGTGGTCAGCGTTTATTCATGGTAAACACCACGAAATAATGGCTGATGCGTTTGAAAGGGTCGCTAAAGGCGATTTAAAGCGTTTAATCATCAATATGCCCCCTAGACATACTAAGAGTGAGTTTGCCTCTTATTTGCTACCTGCGTGGTTTCTAGGTAAGTATCCTGATAAAAAGATAATACAGACTGCACATACTGCAGAACTAGCTGTAGGCTTTGGTAGAAAGGTTAGGAACTTAGTAAATAGCAAGGATTATAAGGATGTTTTTCCTGGAGTTAGCTTGCAATCTGATAGCAAAGCTGCTGGTCGTTGGAATACGAACAAAGGTGGTGAGTACTTTGCGATAGGTGTGGGTGGTGCAGTAACTGGTAAAGGTGCAGACCTTTTGATTATTGATGACCCCCATTCTGAGCAAGAAGGTGCTAGTGCTGATATAAACGTATTCAATAGAACATACGAGTGGTATACATCTGGTCCAAGACAGCGTTTACAACCTAATGGTTCAATCGTTGTTGTAATGACTAGGTGG